AACAGGCGACAGAGTCAGACGGACCGCTACATGAAGCTCGCCAAGCTACTTTGGTCTCGTGCTGCAATGGAGAGCGGTGCAGGGCCTTATGCCGGAGGCATTAGCCAGACGGACAAGGATACCAAGACAGCTCTCACCGATCTTGCACAGCCTAGCTTCAAGCGTGATCTGATGAAGTATCCGGGCGGTACCGGAGTTCAGCAGGCCACGGACCAGCAGTTGAGGCCCTAAGCTATGCCCATCGAACCTGAGCTTCTTGAGCTCATGCTCGATGCTGTGGCTATCGAGCCGAAGATCGGCGTCTCTCAGACCAACGTCGTTCAGTACGGCGAACCGAGGTCGGTGCAGTGTCAACTTTCGTGGCAAATCACCCGCCTCATTGATCGAGAGGGCCGCGAGGTCACGAGCACTGTGCACGTGATCTTGGCCGAACCGGACTTGGTGATCACAGCTGACGACCGGCTCACGCTCTCCAATGGCGATAGCCCTGCCATCCTGCAAGTTCTAGGATCCAAGGACGACGTTGGCTACTACTGGCTGGAGATTCGTGCATAATGGCCGCCATGAGCATTGGCCCGATTGGCAGTGGTCTGTTCTCACTGCAAGTCACTGGACTTGAAGAGTGCATGATGGCCGCTGCCTCCATTGGGCCATTGATGATGGAGGCTGTAGGCGAAGCGGTTACTGCCGAGACCATCTACGAGCTGGGACTCACTCAAGAGCAAGTCCCAGTTCTTACTGGCCAACTGCAGTTGAGTGGTCGGGTCGAGGCTGCCGACGAGGGCTTTGAGATTGCCAACGCTATTGCCTACGGCGGTCCGGCAGGCAGCGGTAGCAACACCGAAAATGTGGACTACGCGCTGGTAGTCCATGAGGACCTCGAAGCGCATCATCCGCACGGCAATGCCAAGTACGTCGAGAATGTTGTACGGGGTGAGGCCGAGAGCGGTAGGGCGTTTGAGCGAATGTCTGCTGACATTCAGCGTATGGTCCAGACTCGCGTGTCCTTTGGACGCGCTCAGTTGACGCTAGCTGGCCCCTACCAGCAGCGACACGGCAAGTGGCTAGTAGGCCCCGGCGGCAAGTTCATCGGTTCAACGCAGGGCTGACATGACGGTTCTCTTCGAGCTTGGGCAGTACCTCGAGGATATGGGTGTTGCTACGCACGACGTCCTGTTCTTGGGGTCTCGACCTGAGGAACCGGACACAGTCTTGGTAGTCTACGAGTATCCTGGTGGTGCTCCGCAGTACGTCCAAGAACACGCAGCCCCAATCATCGAAAGACCACAGATCCAAGTCGTATCTCGTGCACTCAAGTACGAGGACGCGGACGCACTAATTCACGACGCATGGCTTGCGCTCGCTTCAATTGGGAACGCAGTCCTTGGTGGCGTCAAGTACCTAAGCGTACGGCCCAATGGAAGCCCTGGCATCCTAGACCGTGATCATCACGACCGAGTGTTGCTCTTCTTCAATGCTTCGGTTGAGAAGGAGGTGTCTTTTGGGGTCAGTTGACGAGGCACAGGGCCCAGAGCCTCAGATCGTGACAGACATTCGGTCTGGCATCGATAAGGCTATGCTGGCCTCTGAGCGCGAGACTCAGGACACTCCGCCAAACGAGATCACTTCCGGACCAGTGTTTCACCAGAAGCATCCCGCAGCCGGTTCTGAGCCTCCGTTTCCGTTGGCAGAGCCCGGTGAGTACTACATTGGCCTCTGGTCAGGACTCGCAAACTACGGTTGCCCTTACTGCTCCTACTCGACACTCGACGGGTCGGGTGCAGTGGAGCTCCACATCTTGGCCAAGGCAGACCAGGGTGATCTGCGTCACCTCAAGGCACTCGATCTCATGACAGGAGGACTAGCGTGACCAACGCAATCAGCGGCCCGGGCTTTCTGCTCCAGTTGGGCACAACGACCACTGACGACGGCAGTTTCACGACTGTCGCGGAAGTCAAGGACATCACTGGGCCTGCGGTGTCGTTGGATGTCATCGACGTCACCAATCAGGACAGCCCTGGCGGATACGAGGAGATCATCCCGTCGATCCGTCGTGCAGGTGAAGTAGACTTCGACGTCAACTTCAACCCTGCGCACGGTACGCATGATGATGCCACTGGCCTCATCTTCCTTGCCAACAACAAGATCAAGCGAGCTTGGCGCCTCCAGCTCAACGATCCCGGTGGCCACTACTGGGCCTTCGCAGGCTACGTTGTGGGCTTCCAGACCAAGGCTCCAGTGGCTGGTGTCCTCGCCGGCACCACCAAGCTTCGCGTCACTGGCCAGCCCCTGCTCAAGTCTTCGGGCTCTGGCTCGTAGGCACTGCTGACCTAATGGGTCAGAGAAAGGAGTCTCAGGTGCCCCCCGTCCTGACACGTGAGCAAATCAAATCAGTCGATGATCGGAAGGTTGAGGCTGTTGAAGTCCCTGAGTGGGGTGGAACGGTCTACGTTCGTGGTCTCTCCGGCACCGACCGCGATGCCTTCGAGATGGCCATGATCGATCAGCGCCTAGTCAGTGGCAAGCGGTCTCAAGAGCTCAACCTCCGCAACCTTCGTGCCAAGCTGGTTGTCCGGACTGCTGTTGACAGCGAAGATCCGGATACCTGCAAGCCCATCTTCGAGGTGAGTGACATCGATTGGCTGGGCCGCAAGTCGGCACAAGCTCTCCAGCGTGTGTACGCTGTGGCCCAGCGACTCTCTGGACTTTCCAACGAGGATGTTGAGGAGCTCACCGTTGACTTGGGAAACGCCCCGAGCGACGGTTCTGGTTCACCCTTGCCCTTGCCCTCGGGCACCGATCCGTCGCCGAAGCCCAACGATGCATAACGAGTGCAGAGTTTGCCGAATGGATGGCCTATGATCGACTCGAGCCCATTGGTCCACGGAGACTGGACCTTCTCTTCGCTCAGCTAGCCTTCACGATCTATCACGCGATCCGCCTACAGGACACGAAGATGGAGTCCAAGCCACTCGAGGACTTCATCCCTGAGTGGGGTCAGACGAGTGAAGGTAAAGAAGAGCCGGAGACACAGGACAGCAATCTTGGAACCAAGGCGGCTACACTCTTTGGCATGCTAGGAGGCCGACCAGTCCACTAATGGCAGCTGGCTACACTCTTGCTTCGCTACTGTTCCGGCTCGGCTTTGACACGAGTCAGCTGACTGTTGGGGCAGCCCAAGCGAAAGCACAACTAGCCAGCATTGGTGCTGCAGCTGCAGCAACACAAGCACAGATGGCTGCTGCAGGGCGCTTCCCTGCAGGAGCAATGATGGGAGGTGCATCAGTAGGTGGCCGGTTTGCGAATGCGGCACAGCAGCAGGCGTACCTAGGCTCGCTGGTCACGCCGTCGCAGGCTGCTGCCAGTCAGATTGTCGCAGCACAAGACAAGGTCGGAGCTTCGCTCGGCAAGTTGTCTCAGGGCTACGGCATGCTCAAGGTCATGATTGGCACTCTTGCAGTCTTGGCTGTTGCACAGTTCCTCGCAGGGTCGGTAAGCGCAGCAACCAACTTCCAGCAGCAGATGATGCTGGTCGAGACTCAGGCTCGTGCGACCAGCTCCGAGGTAGCGACAATGTCAGAGGCCATCTTGAAGATGGCCCCTGCTGTCCAGACAGGGCCAATAGCACTCGCTCAGGGCTTGTACCACATCGAGTCCGTGGGCATCCGAGGAGCAAAGGCCCTTGACATCCTTGAGGTAGCTGCCAAGGGTGCACGAGTCGGCATTGCAAACATCGAGGACGTCACCAATGCGTTGGTGGCGGCCGTTATGTCTGGTGTTGGTGGCATCACAAACATGACCCAAGCGATGGGTGTCTTGAATGGCATCGTCGGCTCGGGCAACATGCGCATGCAGGACTTGTCAGACTCCCTGCGATCTGGCGTCCTTGCATCGGCCAGGGTCTTCGGATTGACGCTCCAAGACCTTGGTGCTGCGCTGGCAACGATGACTGACCAAGGCATTCCGGCCGTTGAGGCTGCGACCCGGTTGCGCATTTCTATCGCGCTAATCGGTGCTCCTACGCCGAGGGCTGCTCAGGAGCTGTCGAAGATTGGATTGACAGCTCGTGCCCTTGGCGACGACATGCGCAAGCCCAACGGCTTGATTTTGGCCCTGCAGGACCTCCAAGATCATCTCAAGGGCGCTGGCCTCGATGCCACTGAACAAGCTGCAATCATCAAGAATGCGTTTGGCGGTTCGCGGACATCTTCGGGCATTATGACCCTCATTGGGTCAATTGAGCTGATGCGCCAGAAGATGGTCGTCATCAATGAGACATCTGCCAACTTCGAGACGACGTTTGCTAGGCAGTCCGAGACAGCAGCAGCCAAGTTTGCAACATTTGGCGCCCAGATCGAAGTCCTGAAGGTTCAAGTTGGCAACATCCTACTGCCTGTCCTGACTGGTGCTGCAGTAGTGCTTGGCCACTTCGCTGAGCAAACGCTCTTTATACAGGGGGCAGTAGTCGCACTGACTGTTGCGCTAGGCATCCTCTCGTTGCGTGCGCTCAAGACCTTCATCCTCTACTTGATCCAGAGTATTCAGTACATTGGTCTTGGCAAGTTGGCCAACATGGCGCTCGCTGGATCGATGACTGTCGTCAACCTCTCTTCGATCTTGGCTGCCAATGGAGTTCGTGCATTTGCGATAGCTGCTGCTGCTGCTCTTGGCCCATTGGGCCTGTTGGTGATTGCGCTCACTGCTGTCGCAACTGCCTACAGTATGATCAAGGGCGATGTCGATAAGCAGGCAGCGGCACTGAATGAGAAGGCAACGCAGTTTGCACAGGTGACTCCACTTGATGAGTTGATCAAGGCAAGGAATAACGTCCAGAAGAAGCTCGATGAGCTAAAGCAAGGCTTCCACCCAATCGAGGACTTGATTGGCCTATCCGGCGTCTCGCAGACCGAGGATGTCCTCAAGATTCTTGATGACAGGATCACTGCACTTCAGGCTACAGGCGGAGTAGACCCCACTCAGGCACTGCTGGATCAAATCAACAACGGAACATCGGGTGTCCTCGATGCAACGAAGACGCTGGTCGAGCAGTTTGGTGCTGATCTTGGAGCAATCGATGCCGCAGCGGTCGAAGCTGGCGGCAAGGCCATGACTGACATGGCCAAGGAGATTCAGGCACATCAGCAAGATCCCCTCGATGCTTTCAAGACACTCACCGAGATGGTGCGTAACCAGTTGGAGCCTACAGCTGAGATTGCCCGCCTCATGGCAGAAAAGACCTCCACTTGGCTCGTTGAGGGGCTGCACTCACAGGATCCTGCAGTCTACGGATGGGCAGTCGGCGTGCAGAAAATGATAATTGCACGACTCGATGAGATCACTGGCAATGCCTACAGCGCTGCGCAGGAGGCAGCTAACAGTTACGGAGCAGGTTGGGCAAGTAGTGATGCGCTAGCTGCGCTAGCAGGGACAGCTTCGGGGAATGCTCAGACAGCAGAGACGAAGGCTGCACTAGCGGCAGCAATCGCAGCAGGCAATACATTGGCCAACGAATGGAACAACAAGTGGGCACCGTCTGCTGATGCAGTTGCTAAGGGCGTGGCTGCTCTCAACGCCGAGCTAATGAAGACGCCTGCGTACACCTCGGCCATATCCGATCTGAACTCTGCATTCGCAGACATCAAGAGCTCTGCCGATGCCTACTTCTCCGAGGTGCACACTCGAACGACGCAGGCCATCGAGGACGCGAACAAGAACAAGAACGCGATCCTCGATGTCAAGGCAGCCCTCATTCAGGCACCGGTTACTGCAGCGCAGAAGGCTCTGGACTTCCAGCGGAGCCAGATCCAAGAGTGGCGGCTGCGCGAAGGCGTCCGTACTGCAACCGATCCAGCAGGGCGGCGTGATGCAATCTTGGCCCTGCAGGACTTCCTTGCCCAGCA